AGCGCGAAGTGGGAGCCGCCGTACATCACAAACGCGCTTAGCGTATGGGATGAAAAAGCAATTTCCGCGATTGAGGACGGCACATTGCGCGATCTCAGTTGTGGATACAGATATAAGCCCGATTTCACGCCCGGGGAGACTCCGGACGGGCTTGCTTATGACTTCGTGATGCGCGAGCTCGCTTGCAATCACGTGGCACTTGTTCACGAGGGTAGAGCTCCCTACTGTTATGTCTCTGACGAAAAACCGAGAGGAATCACGATGAGTGAAGAAACAAAGGTTGATGGGGCGTGTGACGACTTCACGGAGTTTGCACGCAAGACTATCGACGAGTCAGGCGTTGAGCTGACGCCCGAGCAGAAGGACGCACTTGTGCGCGCTTTTGCCGAATCTCACGCGAAGTTCGAAGAAAGCAAAGCCGATGAGGCCGAGCAGGAAACCGAAGGCACGCGAGATGAAGAGCCCGCCAAGCCCGAAGGCACCGAAGGCGCCGAAGACGCCGACGAACCCAAGGACGAGGCCAAAGCCGAAGACGAGGACCCGGGCGAAGCCAAGCCCGAAGGCGGCGCCATGGACGCGGCCATGATTGCCAAGACGGTGCGCGGGCAGTTGTCTGCACAGTACCGCGCGGCGACCGAGGTTAAGTCCGTGCTGGGCAACGTCGACCCGATGGCCTACGACAGCGCCGACGCGATCTATCTCGACGCCGTCAAGGCGATGGGCGTCAAGAACGTCCCGGCCAGCTCCGCCAAACACGTCTTTGCCGCTTTGCAGTCGGTCAAGACCGCCGCCCCGAGCGGGGCAATGGATTCGGCGCCCAAGAGCGACGAGGATTTTTTGAAGCAGTTCATTCGATAAGGAGATGGGCAAATGGCTCTTCAGTCCAAAGTAAATGTGGGGCTTGCCCCCGCGATTGCGGGTATGACCGCGAGCGTTGTCGAAACTCACTACACGGCGCAGACCTATCAGGCCGCCTCTGATCTGACGGTCGGTAATTTCTGCTTTGCCGACGCTACTGCCGCAGGAACGAAGGTCAATAAGGCCGGCACCGGCATCCTGCGCGGCATCGTCGTTTACACCCGCCAGTACATCACGGGCGAAGTGACTGCTGCGAATGCGATGGTTATTCCTAAAGGTGCCTTCGCGCAGATCGCCACGAACGGCAAGTTTTGGGTTGTCGCGCAGAATGCTAGCGCCAAGGTGGGCGATTACGTGCTCGCCTCTCAGGCTGACGGCTCTGTCACGACGCAGACGGGTAACGCCAAGAAGGAAGGCTACACGATGACGAATTTCGTCGTTGAAAATGTGCTGGGCACGGAAGCGAAGTCCCTTGTGCTGATCAGCAACCAGCAGCCCAATGTCGTGCCTCCGATGGCTACGGCTTAATCTTTTTAGAAAGGTGGATTTGAAATGGCACGAAGTGAAACCATGGAGCGCCTCGGCTTTGACCTTTGCAAGGGCAACGGGCGTTTTCTTCCGACTCAGAACGGCACTGCCGATATCGCGATGGACGCTGCTTTGCAGACCGTCGCCAACGTGCAGACCCCTGCCCTCTTTGCAACCTACTATAGCCCTGAGATTGTCGAAATCCTTCAGGCTCCCCGCAACTCTACGGAGATTTTCTCCGAAGAAAAGCGCGGCGACTGGAAGGACGTTCAGACGATGTTCCCGGCCGTCGAATACGTTGGTCAGACGACGGCATACAGCGACTACGGTCGCGGCCTGCTGTCTGAAGCCAACATCGAGCAGGTGACCCGCGAAACCTACAAGTTCCAGACCTTTATTCAGATCGGCGACTTGGAAGAAGATATCGCGACGGCTCAGAAGATCAATCTGCTGTCTGAAAAACAGCGCGCCGCCGCAACCGCGATCGAAATCGACGCCAACAATTACAACTTGTTTGGCGTGAGCGGTATGTCCATTTATGGCCTTCTGAACGACCCGGCACTGCCCGCCGCCCTGTCGCCCGCTACCGTCGATGCTAAAACGGCATGGGCCGACAAGGATGCGAACGCGATCTATAACGACATTCTTGCAATGTTCAATCAGATCGCCGCCGCGTCCAATGGCTACGTGAGCTTTAACAGCAAGCTTAAACTTGTGGTGCCGCCGTCCATTATGGGTCAGCTTGCCAAGACGACGACCCTCGGCGTCGCGCCCGTTTTGCAGACCCTCAAAGGCTTCTTCCCGAGCCTTGAGATCATCTCTCTGCCGCAGTTGCAGGATGACTCGGGCGTCTGCAAAGCCATGCTGATCGCGACGGAAATCGCAGGACGGCCGACGGCTAAATTCGGCTTCCTTGAAAAGCTGAAGACCTATCCGGTTCTCGTCGAGCACTCCTCCATGTCTCAGAAGTGGGCATCGTCTACTACCGGCTGTCTGCTGTTCCGTCCGTTCGCTGTTGCGACGATGACGGGTATTCAGAAGGCGTAATGACCGTATCAATTTGACGATGCTGTCAAATTGATAAAGCCCCCGGGGAGGGCTGACGCTCTCCCCGTTCAATTTTTAAGGAAACAGAAAAAATGGCCAATCAGGAAACTAAAGTGAAGCGCGCCCCGAGTGCTCCGAAAGTCAAGGTAATCAGCGAAGACGGCGCCACGGTGAGCGTCGGCAATACTGCCAAGACGTCGGATACGGTCACGATCCTTTTCCGCTCCCGCATCTCTCAGAAATTCACGCTGAGTAACGGCAAGAGCGTCACCATCAACGGCAACGGCGTATATCTCGCGAACGCTTCGGGCGGCGCACTGCCTGCCGGTGGTTACGGCGTGACGGTTGTCGATCGCGCGTTGTGGGAGCAGGTGAAGGCCGAACTCGGTCAGGCTTATGGCCCGTGGTTTGCATCCGGGCGCATCAAGGAAAAGAAGAGCGAGGCGCAGGGCTTGAATTTCGCGATTGACCACGCCGACGAAAAGACGGGCGATGACCCGATGCCTCAAAAGAATTCACACAAGGAATAACGCCAATGACTGCCGTCGTGTTCGATCCCGAGACCTTCCGAAAGGTATACCCCGCATTTTCCGACATCACGCGCTTTACTGATGAAATGTTAGAGGCGTGCTTTGATCAGGCGGCGGAGCTGATCGGCAACGACGACGACAGCGCGATTCCTTACGATCCCGACGCACAGCCGCCCATAAAAACGCGGGCGGTTGTTCTCACCCTCCTGACCTGCCACATTGCCACGCAGTCCTACATTTGGGGCGATCAGCAGGCCGGTCCTTTGCAGACTGCTGGCGAAGGCTCCGTGAGTGCCGGGTTTGGCGGCATGGTAGATGCTTCCAATCCCGCGTGGTGGAACTCAACGAAGTGCGGCGCACAAGCGTGGGTGATTCTCAAGCGCTACGCACAAGGGCCGCTCTATTTTGGCGTCCAACACATCTACATGGGTGGTTAAATGCGCGTCAAGGTCGTCTACTCGAAGGGCGGATTAAAAGAGCTGGCGAAGGCCGCTCAGAAAGCCAAGCTCGAAGCTGTGGCGGGGGTGCTTCGCGGCGCCACGAATTCCGACACGGGCGCGAGCGTGGCCGCCTACGGGCTGGCGCTTGAATACGGCACCTCAAAGATGCCTGCGCGTCCCTTCCTTCGCCAAACGGTCGAGGGCCACAAAAAAGAGTGGAGCGAACATCTCGCCGTTGGGGTGAAGGCCCGAGGCCTTGAAAGGGCTGCGGAAGTGCTGGGCGTCGTCGGCCGCGTGATGCGTGCGGACATCATCGCAACGATTAAGCGTGGCGACTTCGTGCCGCTTTCGCCCGAGACGATTGAAGCCAAAGAGCGCAAGCGCAGGGAGAACCCGGCGGCGCCCTTGATTGACACAACATCCTTGATCAGGTCGATTAGCAGCGAGGTTCGCAACAAATGAATTTACACGCTGTGGTGCGGGGCGCGATTAACGCCGTTGCCCGCGATCTACCCGCCGAGCTTTACACGATGACGGGGGAGCAGGAGCGCGGTGAGCGCGGCGACTTACTCCCCGTGTTCGCTGAGCCGGTGCCGGTGCTTGGCCAATGGCAGAGCATCAAGCCCGACGAGATCATAAAGACCGAGCGCATCAATGAGGCGACGACCGTTCGCAGGGTATACCTTCGCGCGACGGATGACGCTTCTTCTCGACCGTGGGCGTCGTGGCGCCCGCTCGGCAGGTCAGGGGATTTACTCAAGGACGATCGGGGAGCCTATTGGCTTGTCGATGCCGTGATTGAAGATTTCACGCACGAAGGATGGGTATGCGTGCAGGCCGTTTTGCAGACGGTGCCGCCGCGCTTCAAAGTAAAGGAGCCAACCGATGGCGGCAGTTAAAGACATATCGCAGGCCGACATACTGAACGCGTGCATTAAGTTCTGCTACAACTTCGCGGCCCCGACCCTCACTGACGAGATGCACGTTCTTGACGGCTTCGGCAACAATAGAACGCTCCCGAAGGACGGTAATGACTTCTGTATTGTCACGCCGATTCGTCAGTCACGAAGCGGCTCGAATATTGAGAGCTGGAAACCTGACGGCGATGAGGTGATGGAGCTTGCCGAGTACGTCAATCTAGACATTCAAATCGACGTCTATTCGACGAACATATTCGACGCATTGGAGCGTGCGCAGACCTATGAAACGGTCGCGCGTTCTGATTTCGGCGTGCAGCACTTCTTAGCGTTCGGCATTGACTGTTTATTTGCCGAGGGTGTTCAGAACCTGACCGCCGTAATGGATTCCAAACAGTACGTGAGCCGGTGGACTCTCGTTCTTCATTTGGGCTATTGGAAGCGCGTGAAACTCGCGCAGGATTTTTTCAAAACCGCAATTGTCGATGTGATAAACGTCGACACGAAATACAAACCATGAGGTAAAAAATGTCAATTCCAGCTGGTTATCTTGTCGCGATCACGCCGCGCACCATCAGCGCGGGCGCTTCCGATCTTGAAACGAACGGCATGGTGCTCACAAAGAGCGCACTGCTCCCGACCGGAGCCCCGGCCGTCGCCTTCGCCTCGGCCTCCGCTGTATCCGATTTCTTCGGTCCGGACTCCGACGAAGCTCGCTTTGCTCAGCAGTATTTCACGGGCCTGACGAATCAGCAGAAGGCACCGACTGCGCTCGTGATCGGGCGCCGCATCAATGAAGATTGTGCCGCGTGGATTCGGGGCGCCCGTGTATCCGCCGACTTGGCCGCATTCAAGGCCATTAAGGACGGCGCCATGAAGCTCACGATTGACGGCGCAGAAAAGACCGCCGCAACGGTTGATCTTTCTGAGGCCACGTCTCTCTCGGACGTTGCCACGAAGATTGCGACGGCCCTGACCGGTTGCACGGGCTCTTACGATTCGAACACGCAGACATTTACGTTCACATCGACGACGAAGGGCGCCACGTCTACCGTGGGGTATGCATCGGCGGGTGAAGGTGGTACGGACCTCTCTGCGAAACTCAATCTGTCGCAGGCCGCGGGCGCCGTCCTTTCGCAGGGCGCAGCGGCTCAGACCGAAGCGGCGACGCTTGACGCCGTCCGCTCCGTTACGTCCAACTGGGCGCAGTTCACGACCCTGTGGGAAGTCACGGACAAGGCAGAGGCCGAAGCCTATGCCGCGTGGGCCGATATCGAAGACGATTTTGTGTATGTCTTTTGGTCGAGTGACACGAAGATGACGAGCACCCTCACGCAGGAATCGACGATCGCCTACGCGATGAAGGATCGCTATAACTGCACATTCCCGATCTATGCGCAGAACAACGTTACGGCGGCTTTTGCCGTGGCCTACCCTGCCACGATCAAGTGGGATGCGACGCAGGGCATGAAGGTCATTTTTGGCAAGACGGCGAGCGGCCTGACGCCGACGGTGACGACCGAGCAGGAAGCTACTGCGCTTGACGCTCTCGCCGTCTCTTACATCGGGCAGTTTGCCACGCGTAATGATCAGTTCCAGTTCACGAACCGCGGCGCCCTTTGCAACCCGGCTATGTACGGGTTTTACGATACGTTGATCGGCTCGATTTGGCTTCGCTCTAAATTGCAGACCTCGATTATGAAGGGCTTCGCTACGGTCAACCGTGCGCCCTACAATGCGACGGGCTTCACAATGCTCAAATCGTGGTGCCAAGACCCGATCACGCAGGCATTGAATGCGGGCGTTATTGACGCCGGTATCAGCCTGAGCGACAGTCAGAAAGCTCAGATCATGCAGGAAACGGGCAACGAAGAGGCCCCGCGTGAACTGCAAAGCAAGGGATATTTTTTGCAGGTGCTCGATCCGGGCGCGTCCGTTCGCGCTCAGCGCGGCGCCCCGATCTCTCAACTTTATTACGCTTACGGCGGAAGTATCGCACGCGTTTCCCTTCCGGTATCCGCAGTCCTGTAAACGTCTCACGGCCGCTTTTCGGAGCGGCCTTTTAGGAGCATATAAATGCCGTTAAAAAATAAGACCTCAGCGAACGTAGTCGCATGGCTCAAAATCGAAAACGTCTGCCCGTCGGGCATTCAGCTCACGCAGTTCTCGACGGATGCCGGTATTGCCGCCGACGCCGTGCAGGAAGTGCAGGCGGACATGACGCTTGACGGCCATCTCGTCAAGGGCTACACGCCGAATCCCTATGTGGTCAATCTGACGCTTCAGCCGACCGCGCCCGCAATTGCTTATCTGCGCGAGGCTCAGGCCCTGCAGAAGTCACTTAAAACGCCGCTCGGCGTCGAACTGACGGTGTATTACCCCGCGACTGACCGCACCTATCAATTCGTCAATGGCGTCTTTACTCAGATGATGCCGATGCCTGCCGCCAATCGCATGCAGGACCCGGTGACGGTTCAAATGACGTTTGAGGACTGCCAGTAATGCGCGAGGCAAAAACCATCACACTCCAAGACGGAGAGCGCAAATTTACGTTCTCGATTAAGCCGATGTCCGCCCTTAAGGCGGAACGCTGGCTGATCCGTGCGGCGTTCGCGCTGGGCGGCGGCCTGTCGTCTTTGACGAAAGACGCCGACGCGACGGAGATCGTCAAGGCGCTTTCTACCGTCGACTATGACAAGGTTGCGCCGCTTTGGGATGAGCTGCTTTCGTGCTGTGAGATCGTGCAGGGCGGGGCGACCATTCCGGTGGACGCCGACACGCTTGACGGGAAGATTGACTACCCGACGACCGTATTTCTTCTGAAGGCGGCGGCCGTACAGGCGAACTTCGGTTTTTTCGGAAAAGGCGGGTTCTCGCACTTCCTCTCCACGATGCGTGGCGTTCTGACCTCTTAAAAGTCAAAGGAACGTCGGCACTAGCGAATCTCCCGCCGGTTTGCGGTCGTGCCGTTTCCTCGCGGCTCGCGAGCCTGCGGGAGGTTCAAACCTATTACAGCTTGCAAGACGTCTACGACCTTGATGAGGTTTTGACATTGCAGAACTACCATGAATGGCTGGCAAGCCGCAGGGATGATTGATGTCTGTCATTGACGAATTACTGATTTCCATCGGGCTTGACGCGAAGGAGTTTGCCAAGGGCGTCGATGCCGTTCGTGTGAAGGTCGAGAACTTTGCGACAAAGGCAAAGGAGCAATTTGAAGCGGTCGGCACGCAGTCGAAAGACACGGGCGCCGTTTCTGCGCTCTCTTTCTCGCGTGCTGGCGAACGCGTGCAAAAGCTCGGCGAAGCGTCGAAAGAAGCCGCCTCGGCTATCTCCGACTCATTCAAAGGTGCTGCTCCCGCCATTGAGCTAGTGCGCTCGAAACTCGGACTGTTGGCCACAACCTTCGGGCTAGTGGCCGGTGGTGCGCAGACGTTCGGCAACTATGTCGATAAGTCGGAATCGCTCGCGAGGCTGTCGACGCAGCTCGGTGTGTCGGTGCGCGAGCTTGACGCGTTCGGGAAGGCCGCAGAGGCCGCCGGGGGTTCTGCCGAATCAATCTTTGCCTCGATGAAGACTTACTTCCAGCAGACCGGGCGACCGGCTGAGGAAGTCTTTCAGCTTGCGAGCAAAGTCGAGGGCATGAGTCGCGGTGCGGCTCAGCGCTTCTTACAGGCTCAGGGCGTGGCGCTCGATGCCATCCCTATCTTCCTGCAAGGACAAAAGGCGCTCGATGCCTTAATGGCGAAGTACCGCAAGACCGCTTTTACCGCGCAGGATAGTCGGAACGCCCGCGCGTTCAAAGTCGCGTGGATGGATTTCAAGATTGCGGCGCAAGACGTCGGCAATGTCTTTGTGCGGCTGGTGCTCCCGGGCGTCACAAGGTTGCTTGACGGCTTAAGCGTCCTTGTCGGGATTATCCGCGAGAACGCCCGAGCCTTTGCCCTGCTCGCGGTCGGCTTCGGGCTTGTGTTTGGGCTTAAAAACCTGAATGCAATTAAGAACGCGATTCTTGCCGTGCGAGCCTTTGGTGTGGCCGTCAAGATGGCGGCCCTGCCGGTGACGGTAATCGCGGCAGGCGTAGCGGCCCTGGTGCTCGCTATTGACGACCTGATGGGCTTTGCCCAAGGTGCCGACAGTCTTTTAGAGCGAATGCTCAAGACGATGGGCGCCGGTGCCGCCGACATCGAAGAGTTGCGCGAGAGCCTGAAGACGCTCGGCGAGGGCTTTTCATGGCTGTGGGACAAGGTCAAGCCGCTTTTAGGTGGCGCCCTGACGCTTGTTTTTAAGGCTGTATCGGTCGTTATTGTCGGGCTGGTGGCCGCCATTAACGGCCTTGTTATCGGCTTTAACACGCTTTGGCAGACGGCGAAAAAGGTCGGCAAGTATATCGCCTCAGTCTTTACGGCGATTCCGGACGCGATCATTGAGGCGCTAAAGACGGCATGGCAGACGCTTACCGGGTGGTTCGACGACGCCGCCGATCTCATTAAAAAGAAGATTGGCGAACCCATTAAGGGGCTCTTTGGCGGCATCGGTAAATTCCTCGGCTTTAGCGGCGACAAGGCCGACGAGGAGAAGAAGGACCAGCCCACGAGCACCCGCGAGCGTGAGATTGTCGTTGTGAAGCAGGCGGCATATAAGGCCGCCGCCCCCAACGTCGTCACTAACGCAAGCATGAATGTCGTGAACAACATCGAGACAAGAGACAACGCGCAGGCCATCAGCCGAGCCATCGGCGCCACGGTCACGGGCGGTTTCAACCGTCAGGCGGAACTTATCGGCCAGTCGACGCGCGGCGTCAATTTGAAGTGAGGAATTGAATGGCTCAGGACTTTTCAACGTGGGCGATTCTCAACGCTTCTGATCGGCCTGTTTGCGATTACGTCGGCATTGTGTCCTGCTCCCTTGCCGAGGCCGCTCGGGTTCTTACGGAGCCTTTAGAGGGCGGGAACCTTGCGGCCTATAACAAGGTGCAGGCACCTGATGCCGTGTCGATATCGCTTGCGCTTGACGGTGATCCGTCGATTCAGACGCAAGCATTAAATGCGCTTCGGAGTCTGAAGCAGGCGATTGGCACCGATTCGCTTTGCAAACTCGTAACGCCGTATTTCGTGGTCGAAAATCTCGCACTTGAGACAATCAGCCAGTCGCGATCGGTAACGCAGAACGCGAGTTCTCTGATCGTTGAATTGGGATTTATCACGATCCGGGCGGTTCAGACCGGCACGCGTAAAGTCGTATGGTCGCCGCAAAATCCGACGAGTTCGGACGAAGTGAGCGCCGGGAAGGTGCAACCGAAGACGCTGGCCGCAAAACTTGCCGAGGGCCTTTTATGAGCTGGATGCAAATTCCTCTTTCTGCCGTGCCGTTTCAGACGGTGAGCGCAGTCGTCAACGGGCAGAATTATCGCGTGACGGTACGCCAAAACGGGGCATTTATTTACACCTCGTTGATGGTTGACGGCGTGCGGGTGGTCGATAACGCGCTGGCGGTTGCACGCGGGCGCGTGATCCCTTTCGCGCAGACCGTAGCCCGGACCAGGCTCTATTGGGTTGACACGCAGGGCAACGACCGCCCGCAGTACGGCGGACTAGGCGACCGGTGGATTTTGGTTTACGAGGCGGACAATGAGTAGCTACACGCGAAAGATTATCCGCATCCGCATCACGATGGATGATGGCGGCGCCAGCGGCTCACAGATGACGTTCACGCAGAACGCGATAGCCGTTCGGATTCAGAAGCAGGGGGCGCCGGAACTGCCGAAGGCGCAGGTTGCGATTTGGGGCCTGTCGCAGGATCAAATGACGCAGCTCACGATGCTGTCTTTTGATGCGCTGTCGTTGCGCCGGAACGTGCTTGAGATTGCCGCAGGCGAAGAGGATCGCGAGTTGGCCGTAGTCTTTCAAGGCGAGATCATGAACGCGGCGCCGGACATGAATGCGGCACCGTCGCCCGTGATGCGCCTTGAGGCCATTTCCGCCGCCTATCCGAAGCTGATCCCGTCGCCTCCTGTGGCGGTCAAGGGCGAGCAGACTGTTGACAGCCTGATGCAGGCTTTTGCGGGCGAGGCGGGTTTGCAGTACGAATCGGCAGGCATCACATCGAGCCTGACGAACTGCACGATTAACGGCGACCCGATCACCAAAAGCAAGTGGGTAGCCGACACAATCGGCGCCGATCTCGTTATTGACGATCAAAAAATGGTGCTGGTCGGCTCCGACAGCTCACGCGGGGAGGCTGTGGCCATTGACGTCATCAACCCGCAAACCGGGGAGATCGGATATCCTAGCTTCGACTCGCTGGGCATTCGGGCGGTGTGCTTGTTTAATCCCGTCCTGATGGTCTGTGGGCTGTGCCGTATTGAAAGCTCGATGCCGCGCGCCACGGGGGTGTGGAAAATTTACAGCGTGACGCACGATATCGCCGCAAACCTGCCGAACGGAGGCGCGTGGCGTACGGAAATCGCAGGAACGTGGGTTGACAGATGACTGAGCTTAAAACCAATGCGCGGGTATCGTCCTTAGGGTCGGAACTCAACGCACAGGAATTTTTTACGCGTTCGATCGTCAAACAGATGGTGAGCACCGCGATTCCCGTCCGCGTTGACGTGGTCGAGCGTGCGGCCGACGGTAGCGGCGCTCTGTACGTTGACGCCACGCCCCTTGTGTGCCAAACGGGTGCCGACGGCAATGTACTGGAACCTGTGAGCATTCCGCACCTGCCGTATTTCAGGCTTCAGCACGGCACCGCCGCTGTGATTTGTGATCCGGTTGTGGGCGACATCGGGCTGGCGATTTTTGCTCAGCAGGATTGTTCACGACTGACGGGCGGCAATACGCCGGTCGCGCCGGGCACCTTCCGATGCTTCGATATGTCCGACGGCTTTTACATCGGCGGGTTTTGGGGGCAGGTGCCGAAGACCTTCATCCACATCGAAGAGAAGGGGACGATTCACGTCGTCGCACCGAAGCAGCATCACTTAGAAAGCCCGACGGTAATCGTTGACTGCGAGACCGTCACGGTGAATGCGAAGGACTCGGCAACAGTTGTGACGAAGACCGCAAAGGTGAATGCGTCGAGTTCGCTGACGGTTGACAGCCCTCAGAGCACGTTCACGGGCAACGTCGCGATTCAAAAGAATCTGACTGTCACGGGCCACATCTCCGGCACGGCCGGCATGAGCATTACGGGCGGCACCGGGGGCGCGACGGCTACATTCCAGGGTTCGATTAAGGTTTCTGATGACGTTGCGGCGAGCGGTATCAGCCTTAAAAGCCATCACCATCAAGGCGTACATGGTCCGACTGGCGAGGCGTTAAGTTAGTAAAATATCCGTAGTACGTATGCTTTTATGGAGTAGCATCATGCGGAAATTTTTTGACTTGACTGGAAAACGTTTCGGACGGTGGACGGTTCTTAAAAGGGCAGAAAACGCAGGCGGGCGCGTGCGGTACGTGTGTTTGTGTGACTGCGGAGAGCGACGCAAGGTACTTGCTCAGAACTTGACAAACGGACGATCGGAATCGTGCGGATGCTCGAATAGAGAAAAGGCCGCAAGCCGGATGCAGAAACAGGCAACTACGCACGGAGAATCAAAAACGCGGCTCTATAGTACATGGAAAGCCATGCGTGTACGTTGCAATGCGAAGAACGGCAGAGATGTCAAGCTATACTCAGGACGCGGCATCAAGGTCTGCGAAGAATGGAACAAATTTGAACCATTCCGTGATTGGGCAATGTCTCACGGATACCGTGACGATTTAGAGATTGACAGGATTGACAACAACGGAAATTATGAGCCGTCAAATTGCCGTTGGGCAACTCGCACAGAGCAGGTGCGAAATCGACAAAATACCTATACGGAAACGATCAACGGAGAAACAAAAAGCGTGGCTGAGTGGTGCGAGATTTTCGGTTATCCATACTATATAGGAAGTTCGCGGCATCAACGCGGAATCCCATTAGACAAGCCGTATAAATCGAAAAAACGCAGCTCAGAAACGTCAGGGCCGCATTAAGGGGGCGAGATGCACACTCAGAAGACTTTGGGTCTTTCTTCAGACTGGGACTTGCAGTTTGACGCTAATGGCAATTTGAAGATGCTTGATGAAGTTGACGCGATCTGTCAGAACGTCTGCAATGAATGCCGTCTGTTCCTTCATGACGCATACTTTCGCTACGATGAGGGTATCGACTGGTTCACAGATCAGCTGGGCCGCCCGTTGCAGGTAGCAATAGTCACCGACCGACTGCGCCGGGCCGCGCTGAGCGTGCCGGGCGTGCTGGCGGTGACGGCGATCCACCTTGAGGTGTTGAACAAGAAAGAAAGAACCCTGCGCGGGACAATTGAAATCGAAACTGAGTACGGCCATGGCACAAGTTACATTTAATCAGAAAACGGGCGTAGTGGTACCGTCGACGCGCGAAGTGCGCGAGGATTTAGCGCGGGCCGTGCAGGACGCGATGCCTGCGGCCGCCAACGGCGACCCCGTCAACGTCGATTCAACTTCGCCGCTCGGGCAGATCGTTGACCTGACGGCGGCAGAGGTTGAGGCTAAGAATTCCGAAGTTGGATTTTTAGCGAATCAATACAATCCCGACGTGGCGCATGGCATCTTTCTCGACGCACTGGCGAACCTTTACGGGCTACAACGCAAGGTATCCGAGCCGACTGTTGTCGTCTGCACGTGCACGGGCCTGCGCGGGACAGTGATCCCGTACGGCGCAATCGTTGAGGACGCGAACGGCAATAAGTTGCGCCACATTGCCGTGGCGGGTGCCGCGATCGGTGATGCGGGCACGCTGGAAACGACCTTTGCAACGGTGGAGCACGGACCGATTGAAATCGGTGCGGAAACCGTGACGAAGATCGTGACGGTGGTCGCCGGGTGGGATACCGTCAACAATGCCGCCGCGGGCGCCACGGGTCGAGACATTGAGCCGGATGGCGAATTGCGCAACCGTATGAAAGAGTCCTACGCGATGAACGCCAACGGCACCGTGAGCAACATTCAGGCCAATTTGTCGCAGCTTGAGGGCGTACTCGATTGTGTCGTTTTAGAGAACTACACGAACCTAAAAAAGACACAGTACGCCCTTGAACTTGAGCCGCATTCCATCGCGGTGTGCATCGTTGGCGGCGAAGACGATGACATTGCCCGCGTGATCTTTGAACGCAAGTCCGGGGGCTGCGGGACGAATGGCGAGACGGTGGTTAAGTACGTCGACAAAGAGCACTTTAACGCCTTATACACGTATCGCATCGTCCGCCCGACGGCAGTCGATTTCAGCGTAAAGGTCGAGTTTTTCAGCGCCGACATGAATGCCGAGACGCAGAACGCAGTCAAGGAAGCCATTGTTAAAGACTTCCTAGGCGAGCTTGATAACTCGCGTGTGACTCTCGCGAGCACGGTTTACGCCTCTCGCTTTTATAAATGCGTGCAGGCCGTTACGACCTCGCCTGTCAAGGCCATCACGGTGGGGCTGAACGAAGGCGCATTAGGGGCCTCGGTTGAGGTGCCTGCGAACGAGTCGCCTACAATCTCGCCTGAAACGATCACCCTGACTTTCGGAGGCTAGCTTATGAGCGATTCACAGACTTGGCAGAACTTTGAATCTGCCGAAGACGTGCGCGAAATGGCCGACGTGACAAGTCGCGCGTCCGTGGCCATGCAAAGCCAGTACGCTCATGCCACGCGCATGAATGCGGTCGGAAAGATTTTGCAGGACGAAATAGACGCGACGGATCAGCTTGATGATATCGCGGTGCAGGTTGCCGACGTACAGACGGCGAAGGGCGTTTTTCTCGACTGGTGGGGCAAGCGCATCGGTATCGACCGCTATATTAAGGTCAAGGACGAATACGTTCGATTCGATGACGACTATTTTCGTTTCCTGCTGATGTATCGCGCGGTCTGCAACGTGTCGGATTCGACGTGCGCCACGATGAATCGAATGCTATCCCTGCTCACGAGCACGCGGGTATTCGTTGTTGACTATGGGGACATGAGCTTAAATTCTGTGGTCATCATCGGGAGCATCACGGAGTTGCAGGCGCAGATTTTGCAGACGTACGGGCTATTGAATCGACCCGCGGGCGTGATGACCAATTTCCTTATCATCTATCCGGATGAGCAGATTTTTGGATTTGAAGGGTCTGACCTGTTGCCGTTTGATCAGGGCGTTTTCAATCCGGGCAGGACAATCAACGACTTCTAACGCCTCGCACGTGCGGGGCTTTTTCATGGGCCACATATGAGCAATTATCCGCAGTTTCTTTTGGCGTCGGCCTTTGCGGCTGATGGGGACAAGACTATCCCGCCGGCTGACTCTCAGACGGCAGGCACAGGGCGTTTTTCGCAGGCTAAGGGCTGGACTGACGTCAACTCCAAGCCAATCGGCGAGGGCGGAATTCCGCCACGTCGAGACGATATAAATGGGGCCTTTTATCTGCTCTCACAGCTTCTCGTGTTTTATCAGCAGGGCGGCATTATGCAGTACACCGCCACGCTCGATTATGAGCCTGGAAACGAGGTTTTTAGCGCAGGCGTGAAGTATCGTTGTCTTGTTGCGAACGGCCCGGGGACTGCAAAGGGCGTTGTTAACCCCTCTGCTGACAAAACTGTTTGGAGCAATCAGGACTTGCCCAGCGTCTTGGCCGGTCAGGTCACGCCGTTCTACAACTGCAAACTCGGCGGCTCGGACGGCAGAAGGCTCGTTCCGTGGGGGAGCACCGATGCATATGAGTCTTACGTCATCTGCGACGGCGGTTCTGATGGACGCGGCGGGAATGTGCCCAACCTCATCGACCGGTTTTTACTTCCGAGCAATGTGACGGATGCAGGCAAGACCGGCGGCGGCTTAAGCCTTCAGGTGCCGGGGGTCACAGTAAACGGCACTGTCGGAGAAACGGTTCTGACGATTGATCAAATTCCGGCGCACTCACACACCGGGTCGACGTCGACAACGGGTAGCCATGCACACGGACGCGGCACGATGAACATCACGGGCGAATTCGGTTACTTCGACGGAACCAATTTCCCAGTTAGGGGTGCATTTACTTGGGGCGGAGAAGGTGACAACAAGCGCGGTGCGAGAGGTTCCGATGGCGGGGAGAGGCGCAACGTGGCTTTCGACGCGGCCCGCTCATGGAGCGGATACACGTCATACGACGGAACCCACAGCCACAGTATGAATCTCAATAACACGGGCGGAGGCAAAGGGCATACGCACACAATCACCAGCTCATCTGAGACGCAGACGCTCACGCTAGACCGCCCGCCGTTCTATCGTCTTGCCTATTTTGTCAAGTTGCCGGAGTAAATCATGGCATCAAAAGAATTTCGATTCCATTACGTCAAAACGCCGACCGGCGCCATAAGCGGGCAGTCGGTCCTTACGCAGACAGAGGACGCGATTAATAACCTCGGCGACTACATGGCCGAGGCTACCGTCGACGCGACTGAGGCGCTGAATAAGGCGACTGAAGCGCTTAACACGGCGAATACGGCTCAGCAGAACGCGGCTGAGGCGCTTTCTACTGCGAATTCGGCGCTAGGTAGCGTCAAGACCCTAGCCGCCACAGTTAACACGTTTGACGGCCGTATTAAGACAGCGGAGAGTAACGCCACGAATGCCGTCACTACGGCGACGGAGGCGGCTAATACCGCGGCTCAGGCTGTCACAACGGCCAACTCTGCGAACAAGACGGCTCAGCAGGCTGTCACGGCGGCCAATGCCGCGCAGACGACGGCAGATAATGCAATTGCCGCGGCGACTCAAGCTGTTGGAACGGCGAACGCTGCGAACGAGACGGCGGCAGACGCGAAGCGAATTGCCCTGCAGGCCGTGACCGACACGGACGCCATTCGCGAGGAAATCAATCAGAACATGGCCGTGATGACCGAGAAGGTCACAGAGGCCACGACGCAAGCGCAGAACTCTGCGGCATCTGCTGGCGAATCGAAGGCCAGTAGCGACCTGTCTAAGCGCTGGGCGACATTGATGACGGGCGCCGTTGACGACGACGGCTATTCGTCCAAATGGAATGCTCAGCTCGCGCAGGCTTGGGCGGTGAAGACTGACGGCAAGGTGACGGAAAACAACCTGCCGGACGGCGCTGAGATCGACTACTCGGCGAAGTACTACGCACAACAGGCCGGGAGTTCGAATAGCGCGGCGAAGGCATCAGCCGATGCGGCGAAGGCTTCGCAGACTGCGGCGGCATCGAGTGCGGCGGCCGCTAAGGCTTCACAGGACGCGGCCAAGGCAAGTGAGAACGCGGCGAAGGCTTCGCAGACTGCGGCGGCTGGTTCGGCTTCTGCGGCCAAGACGTCGGAGACCAATGCCCTTGCATCTAAGAACGCGGCGGCCACGAGCGCAGGCGCGGCCAAGACATCAGAAACGAACGCCAAGACGTCTGAGAACAACGCGAAGAAGTCCGAGACTGCGGCGAAGACATCAGCAGACGCGGCGAAGGTTTCGCAGAACGCGGCTAAGGCATCCGAAACGGCGGCTGGCAATTCTGCGACTGCGGCGGCGGGATCGAAAACAGCGGCGGCCACATCAGAAAAGAATGCCGCTAATTCTGCGACTGCGGCTAATGCGTCCAAAACCGCGGCCGAGGGAAGTGCTACGACTGCGAGCACGAAGGCAACGGAGGCCTCTGCATCGGCGCAAAAAGCCAAGGATTGGGCGTCAAAAGAGGACGGCCCGGTAGAAGGCTCAGGCGAAACCGCAAAGTATTCTGCGAAGTATTACGCCGAACAAGCGAATCAGAGCAACAGCGTGAAGTACGTCGCTCAGACGCTGACAGCAAAACAGCAGACGCAGGCACGACAGAATATCTCGGCACTTGGAATCAAAGAACAAGCAAACAACAATGTCCGAAGACGCGCAGGCTATCCTTCAAGCATTTGTTGATTTTGCAAACGAGAATAACATCGTTTGATTTTTGGATCAAAACGAAAAGGGGGTGACAATGGCAACACCAAACTCAACGATTGCGGCTGTATTGAATTGGCTGAAAAAAAAGGCGGAAACATCTTCGCCGTTAGATTCGTATCCGATTGGTGCAGTTTATATAAGCACGCAACCGACTGATCCTGCTTCAATTTTAGGAGGTGGGTGGAAAGCGCTTAATGAAGGGCGGGTGCTAATCGGAGCCAATACCACATATCCAGCGGGGTCAAAAGGCGGTGAAGCCAGCGTTGTTTTGAGCGTTGACCAAATGCCGGGACATTCACATAGCGGATCAACTTCAGCCGCCGGACAGCATTTGCACAATATTTACGGCACTGCAAACGAGACTGACAGTTGGGCCTATGTTCCGACCTACTTAGATACGCAACACAAACTGCTAACTACATCGGGAAAATCTCTCGGTACAACGGCGTATGGCGGTCTTCACTATCACTCTTTGGACATCTCTAATACCGGTGGCAACAAACCACATAACAATTTGCCCCCGTATCTGTCGGTCTATATGTGGGAAAGAATTTCGTAAAAGGAATTAAAAATGAACATAACGAATAAAACCAACTTGATGCAAACTCAGTCTGATGGTGGGGGGGGGGTAATTATGATATTGTCAAAAAAGTTTTAAATTGGTTGAAATCAAATTCAAACAGTGTTGCGGTGGGGACGGTGATTGCCGTCGCGGGGAAAACAATTCCTGATGGATATCTATTGTGCAATGGCGCGGCAGTTAGTCGTTCCGCATATGCGAATCTGTTTCAAGCCATTGGCACAACATACGGCAGAGGGGACGGATCGACAACATTCAACTTGCCGGATCTAAATTATCGGTTTGTTGAAGGCACCGTAACAGCGAACAACGTCGGAACGAAGAAAAACGCGGGATTGCCGAACATCACCGGAAAGGTCATGCTTGGTAACTATCCATTACTGACATCTAAGCATGAAGGTGCTTTTTTTGGGTCAGATTATGGTGCAGCCGACAGGCACGGACAAGATAGCCTCAATAATGTTCCAACAACTTTTAGCATTGATGCTTCAAGGTCTAGCGCTGTTTACGGAAAGTCAAGTACTGTTCAGCCGGCATCTTTGTGCCTACTTCACTGCATTAAGTATTAAAGATTGAGAGTCAAAAATGGCGAAAGCAAATCAATCTGTATTAAAAGTCCTAAACTGGTTAAAAGCGAAAGCCGAAGCGAGTTCGGTTCTTTCGATGTATCCAATTGGTTCGGTGTACATGACCGCAAATGCGGCATTCGATCCTAATGCCGAGTGGGGGGGGGGTATGGGTAAAGATTGAAAACAGATTTTTATTAGGTAGCGGAACTAAAGTCGTTGGCGCGCAGGGCGGTGAAGAGGATGTGACCCTGTATATAAGTCAGATTCCGACACACTCGCATAGCCGTGGCAGCATGGATATCACTGGCAACCTCGCAAACGGAGAGGTTCGCCTCGATGATGTTTCAGGGGCTATCTACAATCGCGGCAATGCATATAACGGGCCGGGCGGGAGCTGGATGACGACAGGCCAAATGGGGTTTAAGGCTTCTAGGAATTGGAGCGGATATACGAGTTCAAGCGGAGGTGGACAATCACACAACAATATGCCTCCGTATCAAGTAGTTAATATTTGGAAGCGAACCGCTTAATAATTCAGGAACAATAAAAAAATGAAAAATATAGTTTATGTTGGTCTTAAAGATGGCATAGTTTCCGTTGAAAATGAGTCTTTTTCGATAAAAAAACTCTCGGCTGATCTAATAAAAAAATATCTGCCAGAAAACATTGAACCAACTGACATTGGCGGTATTTCTTGGTGTCTAAACGATCCGACTCAAACAGTATTCAATACGTATCACAACGGTGATTTTAGATTTGATGTAGCAGAGGAAAATTATAATAAATTCATCAAACCTTACGTAGATATTTGGCAAGCTAAACAGGACGAGCAACAGCAGGAACAAGAAAAAGCCAAAGCCGAATGGAACAAGTTTGAAAATCGACAAGCGCGCGCGATTGAGGTAATCCGTGCCGACTACGCCAGGGCGCAGTCCGACGGATTTATGCGCTCGTCTTTGGGATTCGATGCAGATATCAGTCCGAGCAGCACAGCGACGCTTTTGGGGACTCAAACCAACCTCGTGGCCACGCAGTCTACGAAATCGACGGAAACGCCGACGACGGCATTCTTCGATTTCAACGGATACAGGCACGATCTTGACGCCGATCAGGTGCAAGTGCTGATTTGCGAAATCAATTATGCGCAGAATCACTTGCGCGTACAAAAGCACAGGTTCAAGACCGCCGTGACTGCGACGACGGACAACGAATCTCTAAACACTTGTCTTGCAACCTGCCTATTCACCGCACTGGACTTTTCGCGAGCGGCTGAAGACGGCACCCCTGCCGAGCTGCCAATCGAGCAGCCGAAAACGATTCAAGAGCGCGTTGCCGCGAGGTGAGACAATTAAACAGTGAGGGGCAACATGGGAAACGTCAATAAAAGGGAGTGTCTCGATTTTTGTGTCTAGCGCGGGTTTACGGTTGAGCTTGTTGGCTCTCCAACAGGGGTATTTAACCCCAGGTACTTCTGGGCTGTCAAGCCCCAATTTTTCTATCAGTGGTAATGCGATGATTCAGGGTACGACGGCGGCAGGGATTGCCGAAGTGAAAGCCCTTGAGGTGTTCAACGAAACAATGCCGCCAGCGGACGTGCCGACGGATCACTTTATCCACGCCGGCTGCTACGTGCGGACGTGATCCAGGGCGGCAACTTTCTCCGGACTACTTGCTGATGAATGACTATCCGATTTCTGAAGAAGACCTTGCGGTTGTCAAGGCGTATCGCACGGCACTTCGCGATGTGCCTCAGCAGGAAGGTTTCCCTTACGAAGTGGTGTGGCCGGAGGTGCCATCTGTTCTCAATCGCACTACAAAGTAGGTCAGTTTGTGCCCCTTCCTGTAAACCTGCATGGAAGGGGCGGGACATGGGTTAATCTGTAAGTTTGATAGACCTCACTTTTGATTCTTCCTTCCAAAATAGGATTGCTTTAAGAACTTTGCGTTTGAAGCGGAAGAACCTGGCTCGCGATGGGTGATCGCAGAGAAGCATATAACGCTTAAATGTTTTGGAACGAATGATCCCATTTTCTGCCGCTTCCAAAACGAGAGCCTTATATGGTTTCAGATCGACCACAGGGAAGGAGCGCTCTCAGTTGCCGCCGTCAATGCGCGAATGAATGCCCCTTTTTGTGAGCTTCTTTTGCGAGCACTTGATCAGATCAATTCTAGGTAGGGGACATTTTGTACCCTAACTGCTTTGGCTTCTGCCGGAAAGAAATATCGCCCCTCTGAGAGGGGCTTTTTTATGGGGGTTGCCATGTACTTGAGATGGCTTTGTTATTTACCAGCGGCGCTAGCCTTCGACGTTTTCGGACGTCTGCTAACGCCGCTCGTCGTACTCTTTGCCGACAAAAATGGCTGGTTGCCTTCGTGGCTTTGGTGGTGGCAGACGCCGGATAACCCCATTGACGGCGACGCCGGTCATCTAGCGCGCTGGGGCATATCAACCGCCCCGCTGGCCACATACGTCCGGCGGGTAGCGTGGCTATGGCGAAACTGCGGCTACGGCTTCAACATTGACGTGATCGGCTTTCACCATCAGGCCGGAGACGTGAAGCGGGTCGATGGCGATCCGACTATTGGCGACACATCGGGTATTTCGGGCGTCTGCCGATGGAAAGTGTTTCGTAATGGCAAGCCGGTTTGCTGGCAGTTCTACTACGTGAAGCACTACCGAATTTTTGGAGTTTGGAAGTGCGTTCGTATCGGCGCAGGCTGGAAAATTTGGGGTGAGCCCGTCCCGGGATATGTTTACGGTCAACACTGGGTTTACTTTCACCCAATGAAGGGCTCAGGCCGAAACAAGTGATATATGCCGGAGAGGGTGCGCATGACGACTGACTTCTTGCCGGAAGGCACCGAGAAAATAGTAGCCGCGGCAGTGGGCGCCCTCACCGGCGCCCTTTCGTTTTTCTTCGGCCTCGATACAAAGCCGCTCATTATTTGGCTCGCGATCTTTATCGCCGCCGACATCGTGACCGGCATGGCGGCCGCGTTCGTTAATCGCGACTTCGAAAGCCGGTGCGTCTCGCGTGGGCTTTTGAAAAAGGGGCTGATGTTTATTGTCGTAGGCTTTGCGCACGGCCTTGATGTGCAGTTTTCCTACACGCTGAACTATCTCGCAGTGTTTCAAGGCATTGTCATAGCGGCCTACGGCTTCACAGAGTTCATGAGCATCATCGAAAACCTTGACCGGATGAATCTCGGCGGGTGCATTCCTGCAATCATTCGCAAGGCACTCAAACAGATCAATACCCGGCTTGATGAAACGGTTGATGAGATCGGCGAAAAGCCGAAAGAGGGGAAAAATGAAAATCGGATACTTTGACACAAAAGAACTCGCGAGCAAAGACGGCCAGCGCTCGCCGTTCGGAGAGCAGCAGGTCAGATCAGAGCTGCTTTTTTTATTGAATCGAATCCGGACAGCCTGGGGCCGCCCGATCATCGTCAACAGCGCTTACCGCTCGCCGGAGCACAATCGCGCCGTGGGCGGCGTGGAGAACTCTTACCACGTTCGCGGCCTCGCGGCTGACATCCGGCCCGAGCATCCGGAAGACCTGCCCGAACTTCAGGACCTCTGTTTAGAGCTTAATGCTGACGGCGGCGTGGGGCTTTATGACAGCTTTGTCCATGTTGACGCCCGGGGCTTTAAAGCCCGGTGGGACAACTGCAAAAAATGACCAAGGCCGAGATCATCAAATACGTTTTTATTTTTTTCAAGGAGTACGCTATGCACAGCGAAGACTTTCGAGAATGGCTTAAGAAAATCGGCGTGAAGGCCGAAGACCTCACGCGTGACGCCTATGAAAAACTCAAGGCCGAGAAGGCAAAGATGGATACCGAGACGCGCCGCAAGTGCCGCCTCTTTTGGGCGACCGTGTCGGTCGTGACCTTCTTTATCGGCCTCGGGCTGGGTCATTTGTTCTTCTGATGACCAAATGGCTCTACCTCGCTACGGCCGTGGCCGTCTTCGGCGCCGGATACGCCTTTGCGGACGCCCTGCGCACTGCGGACATCGAGCGCCTTAAAGCCGATTACGCGCAGGCCGCTCAGGAGTATCAATCGAAGCTCACGAAAAGGGAGGCAGACAATGCGAAGAAGCTCGCCGACGCGGTCGACAAGAAGCAGGCTGAGATTGATGCGCTTGACTCTCAGCTCGCTGGCATGCGTGACGATGTTGAGCGCCTGCGCCGTGCCGCAAGCGCCGGCCGTGGTGGAATGCCCGCCGGCGCCGGTAGTGCCCGCCTCTCTTGTGAACGACAAGTCGCAGACTGTAAACGCTTACTTGCAGAGGGTGCGGAGCTTCTTAGCGAAGGCGGCGAATTGGTCGGCGGCCTCAGCGCAGACAGAAACACCGTCCGGGAAGCCCTGAAACCGTGACGCACAAAAAAAATAGCGTCAACTGCCCTGGTGTTTAAGGCGAACAAAAAAATAGCGTCAACTCCCCCGGTGTTTAATGCGCACAAAAAACGATTCAAACCGGCACCGGCATAGGCTTGCCATGCGGTGTTGAAGGCAAAGAAAAACCCCGTGACGTCTGGAGATCGCCACGAGGCTTTTCAGAAAACCGACCGCATAGACTGTTTTCGCGGTTTTCATTTTACACGATCTTTCGGCTTTTCGCGCTCCTGCGCTTCCCTTAGTCTATCGCGTATCCAGTGCGAGCCTCCGAGTTCCTTCAGAAGGTCCGCAAGTTCGACCGGCAGGCTGATCGTGACGTTGCGCGACCCGTTTTCGTAAACCCTCGGCCTGCCGCCGAGGTTCCTTTTTTCAGAGGCCATTTGCACGCCTCTCGACGGATTCAGCAATCAGGGGATGTTCTTTGCGCCACATGGCGCGTTCAATCTCGCTCGCCCCTTTGTACCAAACTGCCTTGTCGTACACTATCGCAGACTGCTTCTCAAGCCAGTACGCCCGCCCCCATTCCTCTGCCGTCCTCGGCAGAAAATCGACCTCAAAAGCCGATACGTAGATGGCGCCCTGCAAGGCCCAAGGGGTGCAGTCCGCCCATTCGGTCCCGAGAGTATCAACAGGCCCCCCCTCCAACGCCCAGCCGTTAACGAAGGCGAGCTTTTCGGCCCCCGTCAGGCCATTCACATAGAGCACGAATTCCATGTTATCCGCCACGTCCTGCGCTTCGCGAGCGAAGTCGTCGATAGCCTTGGCCTCACCGAGAGCGAGACCGAAGCCAACGCATATGACTTCTTCAACGTCCTTCGGCATCGGATGGCCCAATTCATCAAGCCATTCTTCCGACCACGCCGTTGTGGCGAACCATTTCGCCAGCTCTTTCGAGTAGGCGATTGTGACGGTCAGTGACTTGTAAAAGTCATAGCTGATGTCATCCGGCAGCTCTCCGGTGCACAAGTGCGCCTTCCCGTGCGCAACGAGTTCGCCGCTTTCGAGCGATAAGCACTCATCGACGAGGCATTCAATGTAGTGCTCCCCGCGAGCGTATTCGCCCCGGCGGGCAAACTTCGTGAACGTGGAAACGATGATGTTTGCGGTGGTTCTCATTTTGTATCTCCGAAGCCCTGCGGGCTTTGTTGTTTTCTGATAACTCGAATATTAGGCTAGTTAGTAACGTACGTAAATTAGCAGTTACCCTAATCTGCATAAATAATTTGATCGGCTATATTGACAAGCCATACTATAGCTGACGTATGCAAGAAAGCCGGGCGATGCTTGACAGGCTTGGTGCCTGCGGATACGATATAAACGCGGGTGGACATGGCCACGCCGTACACTCAGCGTGACCGAATCGGACGCAGGGGGAAAAGCCGCATTGAGCGGCTTTTCTTTTGTCTGCTACTGGCGCATCAGCCACGACTGGAACGCCTTGTCCTCTGCTGTAAACGCGCGCGGATCATTGAAGAAATCGCGATAGATGCCAATCGTATCGTTTCGCATCGTTTCGTTGACGCGCATAAGCTCATCTCTGCGCAACTGCATGACGATATCGCACAGGTCGTCAATCGCCTGATGCACCACGTCAAAATTAGCCTCTAGTATCTGATGCGTTTTCTGCCAGTGCACATAGGCCGAATCAAGCAGCGCCCCGGCGGCCTGAAACTGCCGCGAGAGGTTCACCGGCAGAGTTGTGGCGCGGGCGCAGATGAAGCCCGTGATCAGAACGCCCATCAGGTCAGACCAACAACTATCCTCTTTTTCCGGCTCGCCTGAGCGACAGCGCTCCAATAACGCATAAAACCCAAGACAGTATTTATGCTGTTCAGATTCAGTCACCGGGATGACGCGGGCCAGTGCGCCGTACCCCCTGCGCTCAATCAGGGCATCGCCGGAGTAGTGACATTGTTTTTTTCGGCTGGGCTTGCGCTCTGCACGCTTCGCCAGCCGCCTCAATGCTCGGCTCATGCTTCCTCCTTCGCACCTTTCAAAAAGCCAACGAACTTCTGTACGGCAAGCCCCTTCTTAGTGATTTCTGTTGCGAGGCTCTGCGCGAGCATGATCGCCAAATCGTCCCTGCCGTCCTTGACGCGATCAACAAGGATAGAGAGCTGTGTGGCCTCACCCTTTGAGAAAGAATGATCGTACTTAAGCTCGCGGATCATCATTTTCGTTTTCTTCACGTCAATCATTTGACGACTCCCAAAATGCGTTTATATCGTCATAGAGCTGTCGCGCTGGTATCAACGCATCGAGGCCAAT